TGCCCGATTTTCTTCAGGAAGTCAGCGTTTTCTTGTTCCCACTCGGACATGTTTAGCTCCAACTCGTTAGGATTGATACGGACATCTCGCAGCTGAGTAGGTCACCCGATGCAGCGTTGAGAATACTAGGTGCGCTGATTGCGCTTACATTATAGACGAGAGATGATGCAGCGAGCTTAGCGAACACGCTACAGACTGTATCTTCTATCCCGTTAAGGTTTCCTTCATTGTCAAACAATGGCACAGTCATAACAATCTTAAAGTTAGCCATTGGACTAATGCTTATGTGCTGATTGTTGCTAGGTGTTAGGTAAGGATCATCTGGAGACACGATTACAGAGTTAGCCAGGACTGTTGCAGGTGGAAAAGCAAAGGTTTGCCACTTAGCGTTATCGACTAAAGCGGTGGCTAATGTGGTTCTAAGAGTAGTGACGGCAACGGGCATTATCCCACCATCGAGCGTGGGTCTAGTGCGTGTGCGATCAATCCTCGCACCTTAGCGAGAAGCTGTGCGCTCATTCGGTAAGGGCTTGGCTGGAAATCGACAGCGTTACTGCCTGAAAGGGTGGCTGTACGCGCTTGCCAGATTTCAACAGATATCATTAAAGCTGCGTTCTGAACTGCTGTGTCAGTTGTCCAGTCTGTGTAAGTTCTTGAAGCGACTGAACCATAAGGCGCAATAGCGTGCTTAGGCTGCGCTGTAGTGTGATTTGTAGTCATGCTGATTGAATAATCTCCAACGGCTGTAATAACTTTACTGCCATTGTAAGAAGATCCAGAATTAGAAATTGTTACTGTTTGACCGACATAAAAGATTTCTTTAACTGGCTCGTTAAAGTAAAGAGTTCCCTGTCCAACAATATTTCCATGAGCTACTGTAAAATATGTAGGACTCCATAACATAGGCAGTAAGACTGCATCTGTTGCATCGCATACTTCCTGCAAGGTTGCATCTGGATACAAAGTGCCTACGCCTAGTGTTGAGCGTAATTCTGCAACTGTTGTTAGTGCCATGATGTCCTTTCTAAAGACTCTAGAGGGTCAGAGGGCTACTGACCCCCTAGAGTGTACTTAGTGGGCTTTAATTAAGCCTTGTTGTTCTTAAACGCACCAGCTCCGACCTTAGTAGCGATTGCTCCAAAGCCGTAGTAGCCGATTGTTACTGAACCGTTTGCAGTTGATTCTGCGCGTAGGCGGTATGTTGGTGACTCGTACCATGTGTAAGCATCTGGGTTTACGATGAGGATTGTTCCATCGCCATCGCCAGCGTTTGTTGGATCTACATAGAGGTTAAGTCCTGCAACATTACCTGTTAGTGATGTTGGTGCTACTTGACCGCCAGCGTTCATTGGTTGTGATGCTGTGTAGATTGGACGGCCTGCATCATTTAGAGACATGATGTTTGACCATTGTCCTGTTGATACAACCATGTTGCGAGCGAATGGGTTAGGTAGTCCTGCTGTTGCTGCATAGACTGATGCTGAACCGCGAGCAACAATACCTAGCAACTCTGCTGCTGTTGGGTATGTAACTGTTGTTGTTGCATCTGCTGTTGCGCCAGAAATCAACGCTGCGTTTACTGCTGCGTTAGTTGCCTTTGCGTATGCTGCAGCCATGTTGCGAACTAGCTCATCGAAGAATGCTGGAGATGTACGATCTAGCAATTCTACAGAGAATGTCTGTTGTCCAGCGTACTTCTGTACTGAAACAGATAGGAAAGCAGCGTTCTGATCTGTGTCGCTGAACGCATCGCCTTCTGGCTCAATTGCAACAGTTGGTACTGCCGTGATCTTTGGAATCTCGAAAGTCATACCTGCATCTGGCAATACTCCGCGTGAGATTGCATCGATTGACGGACGGATTGTTGTTGATAGTGGGTTGATGATTTCAGATAGCTGACGAGTTGGAACAAGTCCTGCGTTATCTGTTGTGTCATCTGCTGCGCGTAGGTATTGACGAGCATTGTCATCACCTAGAGCTGCGCGGATTGTGTTTTCTGCATACTTAGCTGCTGTTACTTCAATGCGTGGCTTTGTATAGTATGCTGCTGAAACAGTTGGGCGAGCAGCTTCAACCGCTGGTGCTTCAACTGGTGTTGCTTCGACTGCTGGAGTGGTTTCTTCCACGGTGGCTGTCTCGCTTTCTGTTGGTTGGATTGTTTCTTCTACGACAGATTCTTCTGCCGCAATATCAGTAACCTGAGCAGACTTAAATGCTGGCTCGGTTACTAAACTTACTTCGACCAAGCGAGCAGCGGATACATAAGTCACGCCATCCTTGATCTTTGACTTTAGGACTTCTGCCCCGATTGACAAACCTGATTGCAATCCTTCTTCTGCAAGGATCAGAGCCTCTGTACCGCGCTGTGAGCGACTAATAGAAAATACTGCATCGATTGAGTTATCTGATTCGCTGAAAGAGACCATACGACCCAATGGCTTTTTGGTGTCATGCTGGCTTAGCAACTTGATTGCTTTAGGATCTTCGATAGCAATAGATCCAGAGGCAAAGATTACCTTGCCCATATTTGTAGATCCTGCTTCAACATTAAGTGGCACAATCTTGCCTGACACTGTGCGACTTGCTGAGTCTGCTGTCAGATCAGCTGAGAAGGTAATTACTTGGTTCATTCCATACCTTGACTTCCGTTAGGTGTTAGATCAGTCATTTCCATAGCCTGTTCTTGTGTGATGAGGTTCAGGCTAAGTAATTTTTCGATTACTGCTAGTTCTTGCATTGGGTCAGTGCGTAGGAAGTTCTTATCAATATCAAACTTCACTACATTGCCACGAGCTGTAATATCATCCATTGACAAGCGATCTTCGATAGCAGTAATGAATGGCTGTAAAGATAGTGTCAAGAACTGCTTACGCTCATCTTGCACATTGGCATAAGTCATAGAATTGTTCTGGTCTGCTGAAACATAGTAAGCAGGTACATTGCACAAACGCGCACATTCTGTAGCCAGGTTAAAGATCGCTTCCCCGTACATCATGTCTTTAGGTGAGAATGAGACTGGGTTATATTCTAAAGTAGATGTTAGGTAGGCAGTGCTGCGATTGTTGCGAGCATTTTTCCATGAAGCCAGTAATCCCTGGACTTCTTTAGGATCTAGGTCTGCTCCTGTGTTCTTAATGTAACCTGATGCCATTGGAGTAGCTGCAGCAATCGCTGCTGCCTTCTGAACATCAATAGCTGCGCGGATTGTAGAAACTCCAGTGTTTAGAATGCCATCACCTAATGATTGGAATGTAACAAGAGATCCTAAGCCGTCCATAGGTAATGTAGTTCCATCAACTGCATAAGACTTAACGAATGTGTTAGTGCTATCTAGTGTTGCAGTAACTCGATGATTAGCAATCCACTCAAAACGAGAAGGACGGCCATCTTCTGAATAAACTTCCACAACTTGCCAGAATGCTTGACCATAAAACAAAAGTGAATCAACAGTCCACGCAATAGTTACGGATCGTGGCTGTGAATATGAAGGCTGCTCTAACCATGCAGGAGAACCTAGTTCTTCATTGGTTGACTTTTTGTAAAGCTCTAAAGGAATTGCACCAATAGTGCCAGCAAGTAAATTGCGGCATCGCGCTAAAGCTGGAACCGACATTGCTTCAGTTCTGCCAACGAATGCATACTGAAACGGCATTGCATAAGGTGAATACTCACCGAGCACCTGAGGTGCTGCTTGAGCTTGTAACTGTGGCTTAGACTCTAGCCCAAACGCCTGCAATATTTTACCCATAGACAGAAAGTGTAGCATTTGTCAAGCAATTAGACAATGTGGTAGGGGTGTGTCTAAGTATAAATCTGTGGCTTTGGTTGAGGAATCATTAACTTGCTTACTGCCATGGCAATGCCGATAGGTGCTGATATGTCACCAGCTGACTTGCGCTTGATGATACGCCACGCTGAGTCATTGACCTTAGCTGCACAGTTATTCATCTGCTGAATAAACTCGGCTTGACCATTGTGGACTACTCGATGATTGACTAAGCCTTCTAATAAATCACCGCAAGCCTTATAGAACTGCTGACCTGAGACATCTTCGACTACGACTCCAGAATTAGCCAAGCGGTCTGCGATAGTCTGGGTTGCGTACTTGTCAAAACAGACTAAGCGTGGCTTATAAATGTCACACCAAGCTTTTATACTTGCTGCCATTTTTAACTCATCGATAGCAACCTGAGAGCTGTAAGTCTCTAGAATTCCGATGCCAATCCGCCCATCTGGGAGTAGCTGTCCTGCGACCAATGATCCGTTCCTGCGTGACGGACTGACATCGAAACCGAATACAGTATAAGCC